GTCCAGAAGGATCTGTTTGCATTCCGGACAGATGTCCATCTTCTCTACATCCCCTGACTGGCCCGGGGCCAGGTCAGGCCTGATCTCCAGGATGTATGTCTCATGTTCCTCGCAGTACGTACCGCACAGGTCGCATTCCACCACATATTTCTTTGTCATACCTCATCCTCCTTCGGTCTTTTCCTCTTAAAATGTTGTATAGGGCCACAGTAAGTATGATTGTAAGCGAGCCGAATATGGCCAAGGCCAATGCGTGCCTCCACCATGTATGCTCGCCTATCGAATCATACACCTCCCCCGGATCCTCATAGCCTATCGGCATATAGGCCTGCGGGTCCATATGGTAGTATCTTACACCATCGTGTTCTTCGTAGTATTTCCCATCACAGTCCACGGCCACGGCTAAGGTACAGTGGTTCGGCGTGAACAGTATGATGTATCCTATGCCGAGATAGTGCAGCACGGAGCCTGTCAGGATTACGAAATCCTCGCAATCCCCTGCGCCGCGCTTCACGGTCTCCCAAGGCAGTTGCCATATATCATATGGCTCCTCGTCCCAGACGTATTCCACATTCTCCCGGACTATATCACGAGCATATTCGGCCATAGCAACCTGGGTTGACCAAGGCCCTGCGGCCTTGACACGTTCCGCAATCTGCTCGGCGACGGGGTCTTTCAACGTATATCCATACATCTTGACATGGAACCCGAACCTGACGATAGGGCTTTTCAAGGCATCCTTCGGTACATCCACCTCGAATTTTCCGTCTACAGACTCCATCTCTTTCGGTTCCCATTCGTACACGATCATCGAGCTGGGTGCAATAAGCGACGCGACTATGACAATCAGCACGATCAACGTAATCATGCTTACTATGATTACTATGGCCAATCTCACCTTACTCATTGCGCCCCATCATCCATCTTATCATTCCGCATCCGCCCTCATGTTCCATATCTCTGCGGCCTCCTCCTCGGAGTCGCAGTCCCTCGTATGCACACCGCATTCCTTGCACTCCACCCAGATGTAGTCCAGGATACATATGTCATAGTATGCGCTGTGCTGGATCTCGGCCTCTCCTCTGCAGAAGGGGCAGGGTTTGAGCTCTATCATCAGTCCTCGCCCCTCCAGCATCTCTCGCAGACGTACGTCACCTTGCCTGTGTCCGGGTCGACATGTTCCACCATATCTCTGAGGTAGAATCTGCTCCCGCACCTATTGCACTCATAACACGTAGGCAGACGCGCATCCTCAAGGGGACAGAACAAGATCATTCCTTTTTCCCAGCATCTCTCACAGATGTATTTCATCTTGCCCGTGTCCGGGTCGACATGCTTCAGCATGTCGTCGGGACGGAATCCCCGCCCGCACCTGTCGCATATCATCAGCGTTATACCGCCCTTCATTCCTCATCCTCCTTACATACCTAGGTACTGCATCCGCCACAGGGGCACCAGATGTCATTGATCTTCAAGTCATCCTCGTCCCACTCGTTCATCATACCATTCTCTCTCATGTCCTCTTCATTCAGATAGCAGCAGTTATTGCAGCCATAACAGATGTATTCAGTCATTCTACCACTATCCTGTTCCATTTCTCGATAGCATCATCCATCCCGTGATTGGAATGAATCGTGAAATCGCATCTCCAATTAGTGCAACCTATCTCCGAGATTCTTCCCATACTCACTCCTACCGCCTTGCTCTTACAGAAGGGACATGGTTTTAATTCTGTCATTCACTCGCCTCCATGATTTCGACTCTTGTCCATACTGTCTTTTCTTCCCATATCGCCACGTTGAACCCCCTATCATGGTATAACTGAGCGACCTCTTTTGCCTTTTCGAGATTGGAACAATTGATGCTACAGACGTACCTGTCAAGGTGTACATCATCTCTGAGTTCTTTCGGATAGAACATCACTGTGAACTCAACCTCCGAATGGCATATCTCGTTCATTCTTCCGCCTCCGGTTGATGGATTCCCTCTAATTGATGGATCTTACGCTCAAGATACCAGACTGCTTTTTTCAAGTCCTCCACCTCTTTGGCTGAGTCCTTTTTCCCTGCACGGGATATGTACTTGACAGCGTTGCCGAGGCAGAAATCCAGGTCCCACGCCTCGATGACGTTTATCGTCTCGTATGGGTCGCCCTCCTTTCCGTAATGGGATGGATGGTTTACCATGTCCTGCCTACCCCCGTCCGACCTATCACTTATATTGATTATGGGATAGAGTATGGTGTTGTAATGGCAATTCGGACAGTATTCACCGCTTGTCGTAATCATCATCTGCGCTCCGCATTTCTTACAGAACCTAACCTCGCTCATTCCTTCACCCTCCTATTCCATAATCCTGCGATGTCCTCATTATCGGACATGTAATCCCTATAGTGCCCGACCTGTGCACCACAATCGGTGCACCTAATACAACATGAACCGTCTTCCTCGTAGCCGAAGATGAGATCATTCGAGCCACAGAATGGGCATGGTTTAAGGGCAACTTGTTCCATTTTGGAAATAGTTGCCTCAGTCTTCACACTCATTCTTCATTCCTCCTTCTTAAATGCCACGCACGGATGGATCCAATTACCATCGACATCCTTGGTCCGGCATTCATCTAGGTAGTCGCAGCAGTAGGCCAGCTTGCACTGGTCGCACTCGCCAACGACCCACCATGACGGTTTCTTCCTCGTGTTATAGCGTTCGTCGGCATTGATAATCCAATGCGCCATCTCGACCGCTCTGGACCACTCCACCGCATCGGACGTAGAGTGGATCGGAGGGACGTCGTGTCCCTCCGCCTTGAGCCGCTCGATATGCTCGGAGAGCCATTCATCGTTGGAGGTGTAGACACACAGACTCAGTCCGTCATGCAGACCCGTGTCTTTCCTGATGGCGAGCTGTGTAAACTCTGTCAAGTCGAAGACCTCTATCGCCATCTCATTCATCCTCCGCATAGATCGTCGTGAATCCGTCGTCCAGCAGGACCGTGGCCCTCGTATCGTCATCCTCGTCCACAACGGCGAGGTAGTAAAGGCTGGTACGTCCGAACATCAAGCTATCTGTGATGAAATATACCACCATGCAAACCGAATCCTTGACTTGATGGATTGATTTCACTCCGAACCGTCTTCCTTTGACTGCGGATGGATAGGTTTTTCCTGCCTTGAATTTGGTCATTCTTCCACCTCGAGTTCGACTATCTCATAGCTATCATAGTCATCCCATTCATATTCCTCATCCTCGCCAGCCAGCAGCTTGTTCATACCCCATTTCGCATCCCTCATGGTCTTGTAGAACCTGATCAGGATGTCTGGTTCATTGAAGTATGCCGCAGCTATAGCATATATCTTCATTCCTTCGCCCTCCTATTCCATCTTTCAATCACCGCATCCATGCTGTGAAGATCTTCCATCCAAATACAACATGATGGACAACCTACATAGCAACCATATTCATTGGGGCTCATATCCTATCTTGTTTTGGCATTCAACCCACAGAAAGGACAGGGTTTGAGTTCGGTCATTCCTCTGCCTCCCTTCAATCCGAACTCTCCGCCTATCCACAGCTTATACAGATCATGCCCATACCTGATTTCCCTGGTCGTCCTCTCGTTGCCTCCTCCGAGGACTATTTCGAACGTTCCCGTATGGTCATGGACGAATATCCTGAAGCCCTCCTCGAACCATCTGGTGTTCAGGTAACACATCTGGATTGTGAAGACATCCATGTTGATTTCGGAGAAATGGCCCGCGACATACTTCATGCCGTCGAAGTCATTGGCGATCCATATAGGTCTGCCTTCGATATTCTGATGCGCGACCTGTTCATACTCATCACTCTCATTCTCGAAGAAGTGAATCTCTCTCATTCCTCTTCCTCCCCCTTCAGCGCCTTGGCAATCTCCCAATATGCGTTCTCACCCTTCATATACAGCCTTCCACGGGCAGTCCGCAATGCTGCGAGGATCATATCCTTCTCCTCTTTCGTAACCTCGCATAGCTTATAGATGGTGTCCATACAGGCGTCAAGCCTCCCGAGCTCGTCGTTCGTTCTCACCACTGTCATTAACAGCCTATGAATCTCGTCCTCGTCAGTCATTCCTCTCCCTCCTTCATTTTCTCTTTGATTCCTCTGTTCTCATTCATTCCTTTTCACCTCTATCTTCGGAGTATGGTTTCCCTCGGGTTTGTGTAGAACCAATCTATCTCCAGCCAGATGGCGTTCAACGAGTAGTCCTTGCAGGGCTCGATGCCCAGCTTGGTGTGCATCCTGTTGTCGATGCGGTCGCAGGTGACCATCCCAGACATCACAAGGAGATGGTGGATGCAGGTCCAGCAGGTCCTCGGCACGCTCTCCGCCCTGTGAGGGGCCGGTGCGACGTATCCTCCCGCCACCTTCATGGCAGCCACCATGTCGCTAATTTGCGCTGACCCCTGCGGTCGCTCATGATCTCGCCGTTGCGCTCCATGACGTAGAGGTGGTGGCGGATCTTGCATTGCTGTATGCTCTGCTGGTAGTCCGGCAGGTCTGGATAGAGCGCCCTCGCTATGTCGGGAACCGTGGACGGTCCCTCTTGGAGGACGGCCCTGATGACCGACTTCATATCGAGATAATCTTTCATCTCATCCCTCCATGCACTCCGCGACGGTATCCTGCGTAATCCGTCGTGAAGAAAATCTGCGGTCTCGTCCAGCGCTTGAGGTCTATCATACGCTGAGTGTATTTCGCATCCTTATTGACCATGATGTAAGGCAGCGCATCGTTCTCTCTCAGGATATTGCACCTCTCCAGCGCATCATCGTATTGCGAATCGTTATGCAGATAGACATACCAATTGGCCCTGTGCCTTACGTCCACCCCCTGATCTCTCAGACAACGGATACCTTGGACAACATCATCCTTGTAATCCATCGAATCGAAGGCGAAATGCCAACTCGCAATCGGTCTCAACTCCGAGATCCGTTTGGCAATATCCTTATCCATCAGCCGAATGTCCAAGCCCTGATTGAAATCGACCCTCATGTTCTGCTGGATGATCCAATCAGTCACCTCGAAAAACCATCCTTTATCGAGCAAGATGTTGTTGTCCATCAGCACGATCTTCTTGTGGGATGGGTCGTGGAACTCCGAGGGATGCTGGTGGATATGGAATCTCCCCTCCTTCTTGGGGACAACGCAGAAATAACACCCTCTGTTGCATCCTCTGGTAGTGAATCCGAGGTCGTAATCGCAGTCCGGATACAGGGAGTAGTCCGGCATGAGCCTGTCAACCTCTGCTGGAAGGGATTTGTGAAGGTCCACCCCGCCCCCTCCAACGTCGATTTTAGCACGAGGATAGAAGAACTGCAGACCATCCACCAGATGCTTGTTCCTTTTGAAGACACATGAAGCCCATACCTCATCGGGATCGGGGATATTGAATCCCGTCTCGAAACCTTCCGACTGCCTCCAGGTGCTGATGTGCATCAGCGCGAGATTAGGGATCACAGAATCCACATCAATGAGAAGTGCTTTCATTTGAATCCTCCCATTGAATGAGATTGGTCTGGCCGCAGCCAGTAGGGATGTGCATATAGTCCAGAACTTCTTTGAGACCCAACCCTCCTTTATCTCTCTCTCTCATGCAGTAGGCCCATTGTTTAGGATGGGTCGCTTTCAGTCTCAGGAATCTGTCACGGTCCATAGTGATTCCGTACATACAGAATATACACCCGGTCCTTGGATAGCCCATGTCATAGACGGATGCATACGGAAGGTCGAATCTCTTGATATAGGCCCATATGTCGTCATCTGTCCAGATCATCAATGGGCTGGATTTCGGTATCTTTGCATCCATCTGATTCTCGCCTTTCATGTTGAAGGAGTCCTTCCGTAGAAGTCCCTCGTCAGCGTGCATCCCCAGGTATGGAAAACAGCCGGTTTCCTTGTGGTATTTCTTTGCTGGCCTTTTCTTCAGGATGTCGCAGCAATCTCTGGAGATTCTAAAGGGCGCGTGGACCAGATATTCATACCTCTTTCCTCCGTATCTGGTGTCCAACGACATCTGCTTGATGCCTGAAGGACACCCCCTCTGAGCCAAGTCTATCCAATGCGACATTTCCTTTCCGATGACGGGATAGCCTCTTGTCTCAATGACCTTCTTGAAGCTCATCTCTGGCTTCAACCAAGTAACGTTTTTGACGGTCTTGACATGATCTCTGATTTCGGGGAACTCCAATCCAGTATCGATGAAAACGGCGGGGACCTCAGGATACACGGACCTCACAAGATGGAGTAGCACCGTGGAGTCCTTGCCCCCGCTGAACGACACATAGACCTTGCCCTTCATGGCGATGTAGAATTCCTTGATCTTGACCGTGGAGTAGAGAATCTTATCGTCCAGAGACAGGGCCTGGAGCTTCTTCAGATTGGTCGTTGGTGTCCCGGGATCTCCGAAACATGACGATGCCATGCTCATTCAGATGCCCTCCTGTTCCATTCATCAATGACTTGCTGTTGCGTTCCGCCGAAGGTTATCATGTGGACAGGTGTATCGTTACATACGACCGCCCACTCTCTGCGGATGCCGTAATAACATCCCTATACTCTCGCAGACGCACCGCAGAAGGGGCACGGCTTCAACTCTTCAGATGAAGAGTTCTGCACAGTTGTGAAGAGTTCAGTCATTCCGACTCCCCCAGGTAGACATGGTTCGCCTTGTCCGCCTATATCTGGCGGATGGACTGACCCTTCCTCAATCTCTTGGATAGCGAGGTCCTGCTGATGCCGAGGCATCTGGCCCATTGGTCGTAGGTCTATGCGACCGCACCGCAGGCCAGCATCTTGCGGGTTGATCTCGGTGTCATGCCGGCCACTCCATCTCTTCCACCGCGCGGCGGACCTCCCAGGGCGACCTGATGCTCTTCCACTCCCTCGGCCTCCAGATTCCCATGTAGATCCTCTTGTCCTGTCCCGGGGGCCTCTCGACACGGATATAGAGCCCGTCCCTCGAAGAGTCCCATAGGCCGTGCTTGGCGGCCCATCCCCTCTCGGTATCGACGGACCATCCCGTCCGCGAGTAGTAAGGGAACGTAGCCCTCAGCATCTCCTTCGCCGGACCGTCGAAGCGGACCACGCGCCTGGAGGACAGAATCTCCTTGCGGTCGTTGGAGTTGTAGTAGAGCCAAAGCCAGTACACGCTCATGCCTTCCTCCTCCTGTTTGCGCAGCCTCTGCAGTTCTGGGAAATCCCTCTTATTAGACTGCTTGAGCGGACATCACGGATCACACCGCAATCGCATTGACAACGCCAATATGTGCCTCTGCCTGATCTATCCCTTTTTGCGGACCTGCATAGGACGGTCCAGCGCCCGAACCGTTGCCCTGTGAGGTCGATGTATCCCGTTCCGCATTTATGGCAGCAGAGGGAACAACCAGTTGTCAATTTTGAGCCACAGACGTCATGTATCGCTCCGCAATCGCATTGACAGCGCCAATACCTTCCACTCTTATGTCCTGTAGCTTCCCCCAATACTGTCCAATGGCCTACCCTCAGGCCCGTCAGATCGACAGCTGACGGGCTCATGTCTTAACCTCCCTTTTGTGTCTGGTCTCTCCGTCGATCTCAATGTCCAGCACGCCCGGGAACTCCCTCTCGAGCTGGATGCCG